GATGGTCTGCTTCATCTGCGCGAGGGTGTTTCGCACGATGACCGCGCGTGTGCGCCTGATGCCGTCTGGCCCAGGTTGCTGCTCGCATGCGCGGCGCAGGCTCTCGAACAGAACACCCGTCGTCTTACCAGAACCCACCGGCCCCAGGATGAAGCGCACGAACGCTTCGCTGGACATAAACTCGGAGATAGTTGGCGGGGCGTTGTAGGTTATGGAGTTGCCGACGATACTCTCTTTTTGCTTACTCATCGTCGCACCTCATCAAGTTCCTGCGCACGGTTTCGTTGAACACCATAGAGGCCATGCAGAGGTCGCTTAACTTATGGGACGACCAGTCGCAGTCGAACGAATCATCATCCCACTGAATAACAACGGTGACCGCCTTGATATGCGCGAGTTTGGTGAGGGTTCTGTGGAGGACAACTTCAGGGGAGAGTTTCGTGCCTGGGAGGTGGATGATTTTCCGCTCGAACTTTGGGGTGTCCTCACTCATCACCAACCTCCTGCGCTTCTCCCTCGATGAACTGCTTGGGCTGAAGGGTGGCTTTCAGGCTGTTCCCGCCGAAGTTGATGTTGATGGACACCCCGCTCCCTCCATCGCCCATATTGGCGCTGACCGGCCCGGCCATACCCGCTATACTCTGAAGGAGCCGCGCACCGTCAATGCGCGCCGTGGGGGCGGTGGTAGCGGTGTTGACGAGGTGGTGGATATTGGGGATGGACATTTCCAGGCTGGCGAGGGCCTTTTGCTGGACTCTGCGTCTGGTGGAGTCCGCAGCGTTCCACTCCTTACTGGCTTCCGCGAGCATGCGCTTGAAGTCATTGCTCCGCTGAAGGAACAGCCACCGCGGGTCGTCGAGGTCCGTGAAGCCGTAATCCTTGAGGACTTCGGGTATAGGGCGGATGTCTTGGGCCAGTTCCCGCGCCAGGGCGGCGTAACTAGGGTCCAGAAATCCTACTTGTTGGTCAGACTGGTTATGTGCCATTATGTTCCTCACTTGGGGGTGCTACCACTGGTTTAGCACGGTCCTTGCGTAATTTGGCTGCTTTCATGTAGGAAGGCAACAACCATAAGGGTGATGATTCAATGAGCGGTGCGATGCCCCCTGTATCCTCTGCGATGGCGCCACAGGCCCTCACGCCGTCTCCCGCGCAATTAGGGGCGCCACAGCCAGCCGTATCGCAGCAGATGGGACTCGTGAGAGTCGTGTCCTCCGCGCAACTTGCCCTTATGGATCAAGAAAAAGAGGCCAAAGCAAAGGCAGCCCGAGAAGCGCGCCTTCAGCCGGCCTATGAAGAATTGGCGGCCCATGTGCGGCGGCAGTTCGATATTATGCGGCGGCACAGGGACAGTGGCCAGGGATGGACGACGCGCATGGTGCAAGCTCTGCGCATGTTCAATGGGGAGTACGAGCCCGATAAGCTGGCCATGATTAAGGCTTTCGGCGGTTCTGACGTTTACGCCCGCATCGTAGCCGCAAAGTGCCGCGGCGCCACCGCCCTGCTGAGAGACATCTACCTCGGGACCGGGCAACGCCCATGGGCGGTCGAACCCACGCCAGACCCGACGGTGCCGGATGACGCACGGGCGAACATTGACGCCCTCGTGGCGGCCGAGATAGCGGCGTCGTCTATGGCCTCGCAGTCTGGCCTCCCAGACATGGAAACAGGGGCGGCGCTGACGCCGCCATCTGAGGAGGAAGTAGCCGCCCGGCGTGCGTCGCTCGAACAAGCACTCGAACAGGCGGTGCAGAAAAAAGCCCGCGAAGAAGCCGACGAAGCTGAAGCGTACCTCGATGATTTGTTGGTAGAAGGGGGGTTCTATAAAGCCCTCTCCGAGTTCCTGATGGACCTCTCGATGTTCCCCTTCGCGTGCATTATTGGGCCGGTGGTCCATATGACGCCGACAATCAAATGGGAGCGTGGGACTGACGGCAAGGCGAAGATCGTCAAGACTTCCGCCGCGCGCATGTTCTGGAAGCGGGGCTCGCCTTTTGATATTTGGTGGACGCCGGGCGCGTCGTATGTCGAGAGCGCCGAGTTCGTCTACCGCGAGCGCAAAGCGCGCATGGAGTTGAACGGGCTCCTGGGAGTGCCAGGGTTCAATGAGGAGAACATTCGAGCTATCCTGACTGAATATCCAAGCGGGTACACGGAGTCACCCGATTCCGCAGACTCGACTCGGGCAGATCAGGAGAGTCGAGAAAACCCGCACATGAACGAGAGCGGGATGTATGACTGCCTCACGTATTTCGGCTCGGTCCAGGGGCGCTTACTGCGCCAGTTTGGGATGTCGGCAAAAGACATTCCTGATGAAGTCAAAGACTACTCCGTGCAGCTTTACATGATCGGGCGCTACGTCATCAAAGTGGTCCTCTCGCCATCCCCGCGCGAGCGCCCGCCCATCTACATCACGAGCTACAACAAAGTCCCCGGCACGATGGTAGGGAACGCGCTGCCTGATGTGCTTGGGGATATTCAGGATGTGTGCAACGCCTCCATCCGCGCGCTCGTGAACAACATGAGCATGGCTTCAGGCCCGCAGGTGGCCATCAACGAGGACATGATTTCAGCCGGCGAAGACACCTCGCAGTTGTGGCCATGGCGCGTATGGCGGTTTGCGAACCGCCCAGGGTCGCCCTCGAACGCCGTGCCGGTCACGTTCTTCCAGCCGCAATCAAACGCGCAGAACCTCCTCGGGGTCTACGAGAAATTCACCCAGATCGCTGACGAGACAAGCGCCATTCCGCGGTATGTCACTGGCTCTGAGCGGATGGGCGGCGCCGGCCGTACAGCATCGGGCCTTGCGATGCTCATGGGCAATGCGAGCAAGATGCTGCAAACGGTGGCGAGCAACATTGATACCGACATCTTTGAACCCCTGCTCCAGTACCTATACGACATCGTGATGCTGACCGACCAGACCGGGCGCCTTCGCGGCGACGAGCGGATTGCGGTCAAGGGGGTCACGGTGGCCATCCAGCGCGAGACGGAGCGCCAGCGCCAGCTTGAGCTTCTCCAAGCCACAGCTAACCCCCTCGACTCTCAGATCGTCGGCTTGCGCGGTCGCGGCGCGCTGCTGCGCGCGGTTGCGGAAGGGCTTGGACTTGATGGGCAGGAGATTGTCCCAAGCGATAAGGACTTGCTTGCGCGTGAGAAGCAGGCTCAGATGGCTGCGATGACGCAGCCACAAGGCATACCGGGTGAACCCGGGCAATCCCCCCAGGACGCGGCTGCGCAAGCGCAGGGCGGCCAGACAGGGGGGCAAGAAACAGGTCCACGCGAGCTTCAGGGGCCTCGTGTGAATCTGCAAACCCAAGCCCCGCAGTGAGGTTCCTATGAAGGGTATGTCTGGTAAGGGCGCCATGGGCGGCTCGTACAAAAAGTCCAAAGTCGTGTCCAAGGGCAAGCTGCCCGGTATCGCCAAGGGCGGCGGCGCTGGCATGTCAACGCCTATGGGCGGCGTGACGACGACCGGCCCCGCGGTGCCAAAGGTGCGCAACCGCACTCCAAAGACTATGTGAACCCCACATGACCCCCTCGCAACAGCCGAACCCGGTGGCGCTTGAGACTGCGATTCTCTCGCTTCGCCGGAGCAACCAACCAGCCGTTGAGGCGCTTGTCGAAGCCCTCAAAGCTGAAGAAGAATACGCAATCGAAATGCTCACATCTGAGACATCAGACTACGTGAGGAATCGAGCGGGCGCGCTTTACGGGATTCGAGCGGTACGGACCCGCATCGAAGGTGCAGAAGCACGAGTTGAAGAATTCAAGCGCCGTGAAGCCAAAAACGCCCAATACAGAGAGCAGCGGAAGGAATAACCCATGAGTGAAACCATTACCCCGAACATCCCAGGAAATATCAAAGAGCGCGCTGCCAAGGCAGACGAGATGATCCGCGCTCTGGGCAACCCGCAGGCTCCCGCTCCCGCGCAAGGGGGTAGCGAAGGGGCGGGTTCGGAGGCGCCGGTGCAAGAGGTACCTCCGACAGAAGCGGGGGGTGCAGGGACGCAGCCCACGCCTACACAGGCAGCACCCCCCGTTGATGGCCCACCGGCTCCCCCAGCCGCGCCATCTGAACTTGAAGACCTGCGTGCGCAGCTTAAAAAGCTGGATCAGGAGCTTCGCACATGGCGCGGGCGCTATGAGGCAGAGCTTCCGCGCGAGCGGGAAACCCGGCAGGCACTTGAAGCAAGGGTTCAAGAGCTTCAGGCGGAAATAGGGCCCAAGCGCGACGACGCGCCTGGATACACCGCCCCCTCGCAGGAGGAACTTGATACCTACGGCAAAGACCTGTTCGACATAGCCGAGCGACTCATCATGCCGAAAGTGGCGAGCATGCTTGCCGACGCTGAAAAGCGACTCGTGTCGAAGATCGAGTCGGTGACGTATGACGTGGGGGCCACCAAGCAAGAAGTGGCCAAGACAGCGTTTGACCGGTTCAAGGACCGCTTGACCGAGCGCGTCCCGAACTGGACGGAAATCGACTCCAGCGCCGGATTCACGGAATGGCTGGATGAGGTTGACCCGCTTTACGCGGTACCGCGGCGAAATGGCTTGACAGCTTCCGTCCAGGCGCATAATGATGAGGTCACAGCGCGCTTCTTTACTGCGTACTTGAACCAGCAAGGCGCAGGGGGGTCGCGGGGTACGACAGCGGCGGCACCAGCGCCGGTTGTTGGCACGGAGCCCTCGGCTGCCGCCCCACAACCAGCCAGCGGGCCAAAACTCGAAGACTTCGCTGCTCCTGGGAAGCCGACATCCTCGCAGGCGTCCGACCCGGCGCAGCCTGGACCAAAAATCTGGAAAGTGTCCGAAATCCAAGACTTTTACCGTGAAGTTGGCAGAGGCGCGTACCGAGATCGGGGAGAAGAAAAAACCCGAATCGAGCGCGAAATTGCCACGGCGCAAAAGGAAGGTCGGACAGTCTATTCCCCATAAACCGTGAGCCTATACCGCTGAGCGGATACGGCTCGATTGGAGGCAGAAATGTCTTATCCTATTGCAGCGTCGCCGTTCAGCGGCTCCAACCCAAACCCCGCGTATACGACCAATTTCATTCCCGAAATTTGGTCCACCAAGATGATCGAAAAGTTTTATGATGCGACGGTTCTCGCCGCCATCTCGAACACCGATTATGAAGGCGAAATCAAGAACCATGGTGACAAGATCATCATGCGCACTCGCCCGACAATCACGATTCGTAACTACGAAGCGAATCAGGACCTCGTGGTTGAGCGCCCGTCTTCGCCGGTGCTCGAAATGCTCATTGACCAGGGCAAATACTTCAATCTTCACCTCGATGATGTGATGAAGGTTCAGTCTGATATTGACCTGATGAACCAGTGGTCTTCTGACGCTTCCGAGCAGATGAAGATTGTGATTGACACCGATGTGCTCATCCATCTTGTCGGCGCCGCTACCGCGCGCAACCGCGGCACGGGCGCGGGTGCCAAGTCGCAGAACATCAACCTCGGTGTGGCTGGTACGCCGGTCACGATCACTCGTACAAACGTGGTGGATTATCTGATCCTCATGGGTCAGGTACTCGACGAGCAGAACATCCCTGAGACGGGCCGCTGGATCGTGCTCCCGGCTTGGGCGTCGTCCCTGCTGAAGCGTTCTGACCTGCGTGACGCATCTCTGACGGGCGACGGCACCTCCGTACTTCGTAACGGGCGCCTTGGCATGATTGACCGCTTCACCATCTACGGGTCCAACCTGCTGCCCACTTCGGCTACGGATGGCGTGGCTGGCAACGACGCCGACGGCGCGACCTATATCTACGCCGGCGTTAAGAACGCGCTCACCTTCGCGTCTCAGATGACCGAGATGGAAGTGATTCGTTCCGAGCGCACGTTCGGCAATTTGATGCGTGGGCTTCAGGTCTATGGGCGTAGGGTTATTGACCCCACCGCCTATTGCCAGTTGTACGCTAAGCCGGATGCGGCGGCTGG